ATGCAATCTAAAGAAGAAAATTGAAAATTTTGCATATACGCACCTAGTTAGTGCGAGAAGAAGCCCAGAGACAACAATCTAAGGGTTATGTACTGTGAAACAGAAAAAGTTTGAAGGGACCGAGATTCATGTCTAGCATGCCAATCAATCGATCTATTACAAATACTATTTAACGGAATCTATAAAAGAAAAGGGAAAAATCTATAGAGTTAAGCTAAATAAAAGTGTCATCGAACTCTTCCTGGAAGTATTCATAGGTAATTGCTGGTGGTAGCATACCCAGTTCTTTCATTCCAGAGTCTACAACCTTTCGGAAGTTATTAAAGACTTCTTTACCATAGTGGAAGAGGAATCTCAGCGCATCAATATAGTTGAGTTCGAGTTGTTCTTCAGGGTCTAACGTGTCTGTTACCCAATTGATGAGTTCTTGTATTGTTTTCATCTCAATGGGTGCTCGTATTCGTGAAGGAAATCGGTCGTCTCGTACAAAGCCGCGCTTTAAGAAGTGACATTCCAAGATTTTCTTGTATGGAGGTGGATCTTTCAGAGTTTTATCAGCATCTGTGTACTGAATCCCGAAACGACTAAGCCATTCGGCATAGGTGTGTTGGTTGAAAAACTCTAGTACTGGCATAGTAATAGCATTTATATTATCGTCGCCGAAAGTGATTTCTTTAACGTTAGTTCTATATGCGTTCATATTACAGTACGCTTGTGTTGTTTGTCCTAGCCGCTTGGCATCTAATGCTATACATAGATAACCAGTCCGTATAATCAGTGAGTTGCCAAAAGAGTTGATGATGGCAGTAAAAGGCACACCCGAAGGTGCTCCATGATTCTTGCGAATTATGAATCCTTTAACCACTGAGTAAGTATGGATGGTTTCATCTAAAATAGCCCTTCTTACCAAAGCAGCTTCCGGACCGTCGTTATACCATGCGTTAGCTACATCACCGAAGTAATTCATAACGATGGCAAACAAAAAGCCGTCCCAGTTTTTATAATCTCCATCAAATCCGTATTCGGAAATGCGCTGCAGAGTCATGAAGAGGAGAGTCCATTCACTACTATCTGCATTTATACCAACGGCATGGAAAGAGTGTATTCGATTATTGATGATAGAGGCACAAAGATCGAGAAAATACATTCTACATACAATCGTAAAATCGACGGGAGCCATCATGAAAGTTCTCGTATTGCCAGTACGAATCTTTTCAAGACTGCGCCTTTCGTCTTTTAAACAATTGGTCCACACTGAAGGATAGCGCTTGCCTACTTTATAATATTTCAGACGTGCTTCAATCTCGTTAGCAAGGAGTTTGCTCTTTATTTCTGCATGCCCGTCTTCATCAATATCAAAAAGGTAGGCCTTTCCGCTTTCGTTGGGTGGACGAGAGTATATATATGGAACCCCTGGGGAAGATTTCATATCTATTCTGTCGTAGTGCATGATTGGAAGACCATTTATAGCGTCTTCTACCGAGAGTGCACCAACTTTCGGCCTTAAAGGTTCGAACATGAGCATCTCCTGCTCAAGCGAATCATATGCCATTTGCAATTGTCGTGGTGGTAGTGGTTTGTGGTATGATCCGTATTTTCGAACTCCAGTTATTAGTGGGTCCAAAGGTGTTTCCATCCTAGGGTCTTTTGCATGTAATACAGCGGGTTCCGTTTGATGTGGGAAAAGATCGAAAAGTGGTGATTTCCGAATTCTAGTACCCCGCGCATTGGTTGCGTTCTTTATTTTATAATTCTCCAAAACTTCAATGTTTCCGAGTTCTAAACCGCTCTCTCGAACTTCTACTTTTGTTATTTTAAGTAGTTCCGATTTGGCGTTCAAACCCTCATCAACAATTTGTTGTGGGAATTTATCTAGTAGGGGCTGTAATAGCTCTTGTGTTACAATTTGAAACAATCCTTGTGGTCGATTGTTAAAAGTGGCACTCACTATTCCTACGATTTTCCTAGGACACTGTGGCACTAAGGCTACACTAATACCTCCGCACTCACCTTTCTCTACACTCACTCGTGCAGTCCAGGCTTTTCGCAGGATGATTTTGGATTTATCTAAATAAGGTACACTTTTGGTAACGTCGTGTGCTTTAAGATCAGCGTAATAGTAGTAATTTCGCAGTTCTGTATCAAGTTGGACGGTGTTCGAAGAGAAATTATTCAGATAAGATAAGTCTTTTTCCAGGCAGACTAGACCGGTGCTGTCTTTCGCAGATGGTACGCTAGGGCCAGCATTATATATCGCTATATCACCTTCTTTCGAATAGGCACAATCTTCAGGACGAAAAGCGATAACATACTCTACTCCAGAGCGGGCTCTTATTCTAACAAAGTCCCCTTCCTCAAATTTCATTAAGGCATGGGCATTTACTAAGAACAGTTTGCCAACAATCTGAAATGCGTTCTGGTGGTACACTCGATGCAGATCACCATCCAACTCAACAACTCTTTCAAATCGAACCATAGATGGCATAATTCGATTATCCATTATCTGTTCAGCGTTCGGATCACAACCTCGTTCGGTTACTAGTACTCGTGCGGCGGGTTTTCTAGCAGCTCTTTTCGTTTCACCTCTATAATATTCCTTACCGTGTTCTTGGACTTTGTGTTTTTGTCCATAGTTGGGAATTTTATAGATACGTTCTTGTTCAACTTCTTCCTGATCGAATTCTTCTTCATCAGAAAAAGTCGCCCAAAGCTTATATACAGCAAAGGCACTTGCAACAGCACCAGTGATGGCTATAACTTTCACAATCGTCGGATGTTTCTTCATGAAATCAGCGACATTACTTTTCAATTTAGTAAGCAGGCTCTCATATGTTATTATGGTAGCACTACGCCGTTCTTCGAAAAGTATGCCGCTGCATCTAATGCAAATTGGGGATCCTCCCATGGTACGCTTTGATTGAATAAGCATATCAAGGTATTCAGCCCATGAGGTGTTAAGTTTGACGAGTTCAGTAAATTCCATTGCACACTCAGATATGCAAGTAAATTCATCACATCGATCACACGTGAGTATATGACCAATGTTTCCTTCAAATTCTCTCCTACTTTTGTTAAACTTCTCGCGAAGCTCTTCCATAGTTGGAGGATCGGGTTGATATATAGCTGCAGGTGGAGGGGCAGTTGATGTTGAAGGCATGTCGTATATTGTTATAGGTACAACGGGTTCTTGATGTTCTGGATTGCACCTACGTGGTGTTGGTTTTGCTAGGTGAAATTCAGGAATATTAATGTCGATGTCAGTGACAATTGGATCGTCTAATCCACATTCATCTACGGCAAATTGCACTGGTGTTCCTCGAAAATAAAAACCATCACACATGTCATATTTAAATATATTTGAAATATATGTAATTATGTCATCTGTGGAACGGTCAGTAAAAGGATTACAATGCCGGAAAATTTTGTCAGATCTACGTTTAACGAATTCAAATCCACTTTCAGTTGTTGGGGGTTGTGCTATTGGTACTTTCCAATGATTTCGGCTAGTAAGCCACCAAGGAGGCAGGTTTAACAAGCCAAAATCATCAAAACCTACATACATAGGTGTATAATCATGAGCTGTTGGATTTGTTGGACTATTTAAGGCTGAGTATTGGCGAGCTAAAGATGTGCTTAGGTCGGCCATGAAATCTTTATAAAGAGCCCAATCTGTGTGTGTGTGTGAATACTTTCCACGTGTACTATACCACGGATGTGATGTGGCAGATACACGTACAAAACGCTCTCCAGAACTGAAACCTCGTTCAGTTCCATTTAGAACTTTCAGAAGCAATTCGCGTGTTGATTCGAACTCATCAAAAAGTTCCTCATCATCTTCGGAATCGCCACATTCTTTAGTTGGGGTGAAATCACGCCGATTAAGATAGGCGGCAACTTCCTTCTGTCGTTCTAGATGTTCAGTGGCCATATCGATTATGCGTTGTTTGAGTGTTGCATAATCCATAAATTCACTTAAAGCCTTACCTTCTTCTACAGGAGAAAGAAAGCGGAATTTTAAGTGGTCGGTTGAGCCAATTTTAATCTTGGTAAGCAAAACTTGTGATTGTTTCACTACTTCGACTAGGGCATCACGACGACGCCAGAGAGCTTTACGATCTTGGATTGAGTTTGGATTGGGATATGCGATATTAGATGAAATCGAAATCATTTGTGAGGTGAATTGTCGGCCTTTCTCTGAAACTTCTGCCATTTGCACTGTTTTAGGAACAGGGCTTTTAATAGCAATGAATTCAGCATATGGATCGAATTGTGTAGGGTCGCGAAGTTGTCCGAAGTCGTCTATTACGACTGCAAATTGTTGTGAGTAATCAGACCAAAATTTTTCATCCATGGAACGTGGATACATTCTACGGAATTTTGGAACATTAAATTTATCGGCAACCTCATGTATAAGTTCGGTAGAAATGAATGATTTACCAACGCCAGGTTCGCCATACAAATAAACACAAAAGGGATCGGGTCTACACCCAATGTTTAGTGATATGTGAGTGGCTTTATTTGAGATACGGATGATAGCGTTGACAGCTTTCATGAACAAAGCAGAGATGTTAAGAGGTCGATAGTCTAATTTTTGATATATTGCGCTATATTCGTCAGCTTGGTCGCGAAGGCGTCCAATTTCAGTATGTAGTGCAGGGTCACAGGTAAGACGTATGTAAGTGTCTTCTCGGTCTAATTGATTAACTCTGTCCATCCAGGTGGATATACGTTCTTTGTTCTCGTCGAGAATTCGAAGAGAACTCTTTTCGGGGCAGATAAGGTCTACAAATTTATCCATGGCTTCATTTACACCCAACACAAGTGTTTGGTATAATTTAATTCCGCCATGAACTCCATTCGACATTTTTCCAATGTTTTGAAGTTTAGTTGCTAAACTACCGATAACTTTGGCAGTCGAGCTTTTATCGGGCATTTTCCCATATGTAATGAACCCTCCTATCATAACGATAGCTGAAATCACTTCTGTGGCGCCAGTTTCAGTGGCTTCCTCATAAGGGACTTCCTGATTCGGATCTTGGGTCTCAGCAGGTTCAGGAGTTGGGGGTGGATCTGCCCATTGATGTTGGGGTCGTGGATATTTGTTGTAATCTATGTCTGGATAACGCATTGGGTCAAAAGAATGATGGGCCCAAGCTTTCTTAAAAAGAACGCGTAAGGCGTTCAAAAGATCTGTAAGAGCGATTTTAAAACCGGTGATATCTATATACATCATAACGATGCAGAGAAATTTATCAAGCCATGTAGGGCAAGATATGAAAAGTTTTGCAGATATAGCCAATTTGACGCTAAGACTATTCATGGTATGCATAAAAGTTTTAGGCCCATTTACTAGGATGTTCGGAAAGTGTTCTTCAGCAAAACTTTCAGGTGTGGGTGGAAATGTTGCGTCGCGTTCCTCCTCGGTCATGTCATTTAAATCCTCAGTTGTTTTACCATTAAAAGCTTGTAAGCAGGTAGTGGCAAACTTAGACAATTTATTGACATTATCAAGGGTTTCGTCTACTTTGGCAGTACGATCTTTACCAAATAAAAATTCAGTAAAACCTGCTTCAGTCACTTCCTCATATGATGGGATTTTGAGGAAAATAGCCCGTAGACGTTTGTTGATGTCGTTCATCGTCATGTAGTCTGGATGGTTCCGAGGAACTTCTCCTGACCATGCGATCGCTCGCGCAAGCGTATTGCGGAGCTCTTGCCTCGCGTGCCTATAGCACCTTACCTCTTCAGGTCTCATCACTCGACCTAAGGGGTTCTCTAAGCCAAATCTCGTGACAAAGTCACAAGGAGAGTTGGCTTCGTTTTCCACAGTAGAACTATAAGAAAAAGAAGAAGCCATAAGTGTTCGCACCCGGCAGCTACCAGTGTGGCTGGATGGGCTAGGGCGCAAAAAGCATAGGGAGTATAATTAAACTCCACCCCTTACCAACTCAGAGCAGATTAATCCAGTAAAGCTCAAAAGTAACAATCTAGATTTAAAACCAAAGTGATGTGTTGTGTTGTAAAATGCGCACAAGATACAGACACTCAATCACCAGATAATAAATTTCGAAAGTTACGATTTTACCTCTGGTCTTCACACAATGGGGAAATTAAGACCTGAACAAACATATATTAACGGACCAAGATAGTAATGAAGAACAAAATCATCGCCGGCACCGACAAAGCAGTCGATGTATGAACCAGCAACAACAGGAAAAACAGAATCAGCAGTAGAAGAACAGATGATATCAAGACTGGAAACAGAGTAGAAGCGTGTAGATAATAAACCTTTAGGATTATAAGTAACTAAATTGGTAAAACCTGAAACAAACGGTGCTTCCAATTCGAAAGCAGGAGTATGAGAAAAGTTGTTAACAGCAGAACCATAGGAGAATGCAAAGAAAGGAAACTGAATAACTCCATTGATAATAGCAGTTGATGAACCTAATAGATTATGATAAGAATAAACAAGTAATTGAGCATTTTTAGATACAGGCGAGATAAGTTTATAACGAATAGAACCTCTCCACATTGCGAACAAAGAATTTATAAAAGAAAATAAATTAAGAGGTCTATTATCAGTGTTAGAATTTACATTAAATGTTAAAGTGGGATTTTGGGGAATACGAATACGCACACAAGCGGGAGCAACAACCATCGGATCGGGCAAACCAAAGCGAGAATGAAAGCCAAAACGACGAATGAGGTTCTTAATATTCATATGGGACTCACCTGCCTGATACATTGAAGGAGATTTAACAATTCCAGACCCGTGCGAGAGTATATTAGCAACGGGTTTAAGAATCATATCTTCACCTTCAATGACATCACCAGGAACTTGTGTCAAACCACATTCAAAAACTTCTTCTAGATTTTCGTCGGTTAACGGATTTATAGAGGACAGAACAGGATTCACCAATTCTGGTTGAGGAGGACAAGGGCCAAATAATTCAAAATCATCAGCCCCGGACATGAGAACATTGATATGAATAGCAGCGGGAGCATTATTATTAACAATTAATGGATTGAGAACATAAATAACTACAGTGCCGGAAACCCCATAATTATTACTGCGAAAATGTTGATTGATTTCCTGTGTAGCATCATAGGGATGTGTACATTTACGATAAGGAGTTCCACTATACCAAGGCACAACGAACTCAAACTCTTTCTTAGCTTGCAAATCCATTATCATATTAGGAACAGAAGTACCAGCAGCAGAAC